CAAATATATGTTTGGGCACTTTGAACTGCCTGGCTACTTGATGAACGCCATGGTAGAGATGCCAGATCATGGAGAAGTACGTAGAGAAGACTTCACAAACTTTGAACATGTTTTTACTGGACATTTTCATAAACGCCAAACCAAGAAAAATATTACATATATTGGCAATGCATTTCCGCACAACTATGCCGATGCTGGTGATGATGATCGTGGGTTGACCATTATAGAGTGGGGTAAAGATCCTGTGTATCATGCTTGGCCAGATCAACCCAGGTACCGAGTACTAGGACTTGCTAACATCATTGACAATGCTGCCACTTTGCTTGCACCCAGGATGCATGTTCGTGTAAACTTAGACATTGAGATTTCATACGAAGAAGCTAACTTTATCAAAGAAACATATATCCGAGATTATGCATTAAGAGAGATGGCTCTAATCCCAAACAAGAATTCATCAGTTGACACTGATATGGCACCTGGCGAAATTAAATTTGAATCAGTAGATCAGATTGTTACAGATCAACTTACCAACATTGAATCAGAGTTTTACGATAACAAATTGCTGCTGAAAATTTACCAGAATCTGTAAACGGTGCTAAATAAAGTAGCATTAGCAACGGAGCCTACATATCAATGAATAAGTTTATTGAAAAATATATAAAAACTAAACGTTTTACTGACAAAGTAAATCGCAGTTTAACACCAGATGAAATACAAGCGTTAGAAAAAGTTATCAAAAAATACGGAGAGACTGCGTTTATTCGAAATAAAAGTATCCTTGACGATAGAGTCATTACTGATCGAATCCCAACAATGATAAAGCATAATGTGTTAACTATTGTTGAAAATTTAGAAAAAGTAAAAGATGTTCGCAGAAATTCACTCGAGCATTGGCAACTGTTTTACGGTAGTCACGCAAACGATCTTTACGCTGAGAGAACCAGGAAGTCTCGGCAGACAGAAAAAAATTTTGTTGAACGACACGGTGAAATCAACGGAAAAAAATTGTGGGCTGTTTTTAGCGACAAAAAATCTAAAAAATCATCTTATACTAACTCAAAGGAATGGTATATTGATCGTTACGGTGAAGAGGCTGGGTATAAAAAATGGCAGGAAGTTGTTTACAAACGCATCTATAAAAAATGGACGTTAGAAGGCCTTGTGGAGAAATATGGAGAATCTTTAGGGAACGAAAAATATAATAAGCTGCTTAAGGAAAGAGAAAAATTCCCTGGTTATGCCAGGAAAGTTCACGGACTTAGTCAAAAAACTTATGAAGAAAATATTGATATTATTAATCCTAATAGATTTAAACGAACGCTATGTGGTGTTGAGGGCGGATATCAACTAGATCATATTATAAGTGTCCGAGAATGTTTTGAACAGAATATTCCTGTAGAAGAGGCATCAAGGGTAGAGAATTTAAGGATGTTGCCGTGGAAGGAAAATTTAATGAGGCAATATGATTAAAATAAACAATTTATCAGTTCGTAATTTTATGTCGGTTGGCGCGGTAACACAAGGTATTGACTTTGATCGATCAGACCTTACCTTGGTGCTGGGAGAAAATTTAGACATGGGCGGAGACGGTTCTCGAAACGGAACAGGCAAGACCACAATCATCAATGCTCTCAGCTATGCTTTGTATGGCCAAGCATTATCAAACATCCGCAAAGACAATCTTGTCAACAAAACTAATGCCAAACACATGCTGGTGAGTTTGGACTTTGGTGTGGGTGGACAAAACTACAAAATTGAACGCGGTCGGAAACCCAACGTGCTCAAGTTTTATGTTAACAACGAACATCAAGTAGCACAGGACGAAGCACAAGGTGATTCAAGAGAAACACAAGAAGCTATAGAACGTGTGTTGGGCATGAGTCATGACATGTTCCAGCACATTGTTGCGTTAAACACATATACTCCACCGTTTTTAAGTCTCAAGGCTAACGAACAACGTACCATCATTGAACAATTGCTAGGTATCACATTGTTAAGTGAACGTGCTGATCGTATCAAACAACTAAACAAAGCAACCAAAGATTCTATTCAGTCTGAAGAATTGCGCATTCGTGCTGTTCAAGAAGCTAACAAGCGCATTGAAGAACAAATACAAAGTTTAGAAAAACGTCGTACACTTTGGATTCGTAAACAAGCAGAAGATGTAGCTGCATTAACTCAAGGTATCAATGATCTTGAACACATTGATATCAACAATGAAGTGCAATCACATAGAGATCTAGAAGCATACTATATTCGCAAGAAATCTGCAGATGATGCAAATCGATGGATCAAGCAAATCAATGTTGACGATGCAAAATTACAAAAGCAACGGGATCAAATTCAAAAAGATCTTGGGCAAATTGCATCGCACAAATGTTTTGCCTGTGGAACAGAAATACACGATAACAGTCTTGACACGGTGAAAACACAGCGTGAAAAAAATCTTCAAGAATTGGCGTTGCAATTGCTGACCAATGATACACAAAGATTAGAACATCAGGATACTCTAACAGGTCTCGGTACCATTGGATCTGCTCCTACGGTATTTTATGATAATTTAGAACAAGCATTAAATCACAAGAACACTGTGGATACTTTGCGTAAAGATCTTGCTGCAAGATCAGCAGACACCGATCCATATGCTGAACAAATTGTAGACATGCAACATCAAGCATTGCAAGTGGTCAGTTACGATACGTTGAATGAATTTACTCGAATTCAAGAACATCAAGAATTCTTACTAAAACTGCTAACTAGCAAAGACTCGTTTGTGCGTAAGAAGATCATTGATCAAAATTTGAGTTATCTCAACAGTCGACTCACACACTATCTTGATCGTATTGGATTGCCACATACTGTGAAGTTTCAGAATGACTTGACCGTGAGTATTGAAGAACTAGGTCGTGAACTAGACTTTGACAACTTATCTCGTGGTGAACGCAATCGATTGATCTTGAGTATGAGTTGGGCATTCCGAGATGTATGGGAAAGTCTATACCAGCCCATCAACATCTTGTTCATTGATGAGATGATTGATTCCGGATTAGACACACAAGGCGTAGAGAATGCATTGGCATTGCTCAAGAAGATGAGTCGCGAACGTCACAAGAGTATTTGGCTTGTGAGCCACAGGGATGAACTAACCAGTAGAGTGGAGAACATTCTCAAGGTTGTCAAAGAGAACGGCTTTACTTCTTACAACACGGACGTTGAGTTAGCATGAAAATCTTAATCACTGGCACCAAAGGACTAGCAAAGGCACTAGGCGATGTGTATGCCGATCAGTCGGTAACAATGATATCACGTTCCAGCGGAACTGATATCAACAATGTTAGACAGTGGGGATCTAATTTTTTAGATTATGATTGTGTAGTTAACTGTGCCTACGATGGGTTTGCGCAAGTCAGTGTATTAGAATTTTTTTATCAAAATTGGAAAAACGACTCTAGTAAAAAAATTATCACCATTGGTAGTCGAGCTATAACACACAAACGATCTGACCCTGAGTCCGGATACTGGGCATACCGATTGCACAAGCAGGCATTGCAACAAGCACACGATACAATGCTGTTAGACTCCAAATGTGATATGAAAATTATTCATCCTGGACCAATTGATACCGCAATGTTGCAACACATCGATTGTGTTAAATTTAACCCAGGTATATTAGCATCAAAAATAAAAACCATAGTAGAAGATTCTACAATCAAACGAGTTGACTTATGGCTATAAATTGGCAATACTATCATTGGCATTTAGAGCCCAGTGCAGTCTGCACATTAAAATGTCCTAGATGTCCTCGAACTGAACATCCAGATACACCTTGGTTGAATAAAAACATGACCTTGGATTTTGTGAAGAAATTCTTCACCGAGGATATGTTGCGTAATCATGTGCGCCGAGTAACCATGTGTGGTGATGTAGGTGACCCTATTTACTGCAAAGAATACATTGAGATCTGTAGATACATCAAGAGTGTTAATCCAACTATACATATCTTCACGATCACCAACGGTAGTCATAAAAAGCCCGAGTGGTGGGAAGAATTTGGATCTGTACTCAACGAGTATGACACAGTTAACTTTAGCATCGACGGATATGACAATTCTAGCAATAATCTGTACAGAATCAACAGCAATTGGAATAGTATCATTGATGGCATCAAGGCACTTAGAGCAGTTAACCCGCATGTTTTTATTAACTGGGCTACTATTGTGTTTAAATTTAATCAAGATTATCTTGACAACATTGCCAACCAGGCCAGGTTGTTGGGCATGGATATGCTACAATTAACAAAAAGCACAAAGTTTGGTAGCAAGTACGATGGATATGGCGGAGCAAGTGATCCTCTGGAACCTAGTGAAGAATTTATAAGTTCTAGCCATCGCTATGAACGTTCAACAATTAACCTCAGTAGTAGAATACAAAAAAATACAGACTACCTTGAATACAATCAAGCCAAGTATATAGAAATAAAAAATCAATATCAAGATCAGCCAATAACACCGTTGTGCGAGATTGGCAACAGAGGCATCTATGTCAACGCAGAAGGTGTTGTTTTTCCGTGCAGTTGGACCAGTTTTCCTTACACTAGTTTAACATACGGCAATAAGACAATCCAATGGGACGACAGTTTTTTCGCAAAACACAGGCAGCAATTAAATTTACACAATAGAACATTCAACGAAATAGTGTCAGATCCTCTATGGAACAAATGTAGCCAAGGATTTACTGATAAGTCTAAAACATGGGTAGAGTGCTCACAAAAGTGTTCTACGTTAATCGTAGACGAAAAATACGCAGTTGGATGGGAAACAAACTAAGTATACAGCAAGGACAAACCCACTAAAACACATGACATGGCTATATCAAAACACCCCAGTTGAGACATTGCCTGAAGAGTGTATTGGTTTTGTTTACTTGATCACAAATAATCTATCTGGACGCAAGTACATAGGCAAAAAATTAGCAAAATTTAGCAAGACCACTTACAAAACAGTCAAGCAAAAAAACGGCATCAAAAAGAAAAAGAAGGTTAGAAGCAAAGTTGATTCAGACTGGCGCGACTACTATGGTAGCAGCGAGCACCTAACCGCAGACATCACACAATTAGGCACTGAAAACTTCACCAGAGAAATACTTTACTACTGCACATCAAAAGCCCAGTGTTCATACATTGAAGCTAGAGAGCAGTTCAGTCGTAGAGTATTGGAATCTGACGACTGGTACAATGGACACATTCAAGTACGTGTGCATGGCAGTCATATTTGTAGATTAACAAATTAAATGTTAGACACGCACATAGTAAAATTTTACAATGATATCAGGGACCCGCAGTGGCCGGATATCTCCAGTTATAATGACTATCGGTCTCTGCCTGAAAATATTCGAGACGAGGGCGACAATCTGCACGATTTTCAAAAAGTAAAATCGCAGATTTGTGATACCGACCACTGGATTCAGAACACTGTGTCTGTTTGTGTTTATAAAAATCTAGCATATGTTCCTTTGCCAAAATGTGCATATGTTTATCATACAACTTTGTTCAACAACTTGGGTTGGGAAAGAGTTTTGTTAAAAGATCTTGACATTGACAATACTGTGTTCTTTGGCACAATTATGCATCCGTTGCGTCGTTACCTCAAAGGAATTACTCAATGGATTACTTGTAGTTACATGACCAACGAGCCTCAGATGTCAACTGCTAATCCTTGGATACATGATCCTATCACGGTGGATTGGCCTCAATTGTTCAACGACATATCCACAAAGTATGTTCGACAATTACTGACCACTGTAATAATTGGTGATGTGCATTCAATACCATATCATTTGACCTTGGGAAAATTAGTCAACAAAGTTAATTGGATTCCAATGGATGCAATGTCTGATCATGATGTATCTGTCAGCATGACAAACTTTTTTCAATTACACAATCACAATATACAACTGCCAGCCAACACCAATCGTTTACACGAATCTTCAACAGAACAAAAAAGAGTTTTTGATATCATCAAACACGAATTTTTCAGTCAGCCTGACAACATTCACAACTTCTACAAAACAAACGGCAGCGATCTAGGTCTTTACTACAATCTTCTAGACAACTTCACTCCCACCTGGCAACACCTTTAAATTCAGAAAACTAGACACTGTGCTGAGCGTTTGGCTCAGCCCCATTGAGGAACGGTGAAATACCCGGTCCAGACTTGGGCGTCAAAGGCAATTGCTAACTTAAGGCAACAAATGGTTTGGGCTCTGTGAAAAAGATACACCCCATGCTCATAGGACTTGGATTTACGTCGGGTCACTAGGGTTCCGTTGATATGTGAAGCTTGAGTAGGGGGTACCGGTCAACCGCCTCCGCGTAGGAAACTACAATCTCATTACCGTAGATGACTGCTGTCACTCAGATGATGCGTTTTTCACCGTGCATACGGTGAATTATGACCACAGTATCTAGATGATACTAAGTCAAGAAACAAAAAACATTGATGAGCGATAGCGAATCAATAGACTTGCTACGCAAGTCTTGAACACTTAGAAGAAATTGAGACCAGTCTTTTTTGTTGTCTCTAAATTGTCTTTGATCAAGTTGTTTATGATATCACGTTCATGCATACTTAATGCCATGGCTTGATCGTAAGTTAGTCCACCTCGCATAAACCAACTTATCTTGATAGCCTCCTGGCGTATGTTTTGACAATCTTTGTCCATGTTTTCGATCAACTTGCTGATCTCTTCTGGACTAGAGGTCAGGAGGCGTTGACGAAAAAACTTGATAGATCCAAAGTAAACGGTTGTGAATACTGGTGACCACATTCCTTACATGTTAATGCCAGTGGTTGTATATCACTTTGTTGTTTGATTGCAATCACGTGATCTCGCAATTGATTGAATATTTTACTATCGCAATTACGTAGATATTCAGTGATGTATTCTGTTTCACTTACCATTGCTTGTGGAGTTTTGATAGCAGCAATGCTTTGAGCAATGGTTTTTATTGTGGTTTCATTGATCAACATCATGCTACGATTTAATTGATCTAGTTTTGTTTTTTCATCTGCGTCACTATCAAGCACACGCATGGCCTGTTGTTGCTCTATCTGCATTTGATTGTTGTCGTTGACAAATTTGTACGGAATAGGACGGAACCAAAATTCCAAATCACCAATGTTTAATGATTTTTCATAGTCACCTATTTTTAATGTATCATTGACCACACGCAAGTCAATGCTGATTAACTCGTCAGTGTCACATGCTGGGCAGTTTACATCAAGATCCATGGCATGGCCGTAACTGGCAATACGTATACCTACAAGTACAGCATCAATATCCGATGCTGGCATAGTCCATGGATCTCTTATAGACGGAACACAACTTTTGATCACATTCACCGTGGCTGTGCCGTTGAACAATGCATCAGGAGTTCTATAAGTGATTTCATCTACTGATGTCATGGGCAAAACTGGCAATTCACCGTTGGCTGGCATCATCAGTGCGCCTGGCGGATAAAATTTACCACCAGATGGTAAACGTATGTAGATGGCCGGTTGACGGAAATATTGTGTTAGTGGGTTGTTTGGTAGCATGTTTTTTCTCGCTAAATATAATTATGATCAATTTGATCCAGGATAAAATTACAAGGACCATATTATGGCGGAACCCACACTTGCAGAATTAACAGAAGAAGTAAAAGACCTAAAAGCGGCCCTTAAAGACACTACAAAAACCACACTTGGGTTTGGATCAGCTGCTAAACAATCTGGTAATCAACTTGAGCAAGGACTCAAAGGATTTACCACTGGCCTAGCCAATGGGGCCCAAGGTGCTAGTGCATTTAATGGTGCAATTAATGCAGGCTCCACAGCCATGACCACCATGTTATCTACCCTGGGTCCACTGGGCACAGCATTTAGTAAAATCACTGAATTTGCTACTGCATACGTTGTTAGAGCCAATGTGCAAGGAGATGCATTATTTAAAAGTTTTCAAGATCTCAGTCGAGTAGGTGGTGCCAGTGCCGAAGGCATGACCGGCATATTTAATAACATGCAGAAGCTTGGCATGACAATGAATCAATTGCCTGAGTTTGGAGCAATGATTGCTCAAAATAGTGAAGCATTGGCTAAGTTAAGTGGCACAGTTAGCCAAGGTGCTAAACAATTCTCAGATGTAGCTGCTGGAATACAACAGTCTGGGTTGCAGTCTGAATTTCAACGCATGGGGTTGACTACTAAAAATATTAACGAAGGCACAGTAAGTTATCTCAGAATACAGGCAATGAATGCTGCTAATTCTACTAAAAGTACACAAGAACTTAGTGCTGGAGCTGCTGAGTATATTGCGCAGCAAGATAGACTTAGTAAGCTCACAGGCAAATCAGCAGATGTACTAGCCAAAGAGCAAGAAGCTCGTATGGCTGATCAGAGATTTCGAGCATTAACAAGAGAACAAGATCAACAACAAGCCGAACTTAGAGCCATTGGAACTGAAGAAAGTATAGCACAAGCTAATGCAATTAAGGCGCAACAGAATGAAAATGCAGCTATATTAGATAGTCTTGAGGGAGGCATGAAAAAAGGTGCACAGGATTTACTAAGTGGATTTGTGAATACACCTGAAGCACAACAAATGATGATTGCTATGCCACAGATGGCTCAGACAATAATGAGTGGGAATTTCAAAGCGTCCGAGACATTACAAAAAGGTGCAGATGATATTGGAAAAACACTTAATCAACAAACTGGATTAGCTAAAGCTGGTGGATTTGACAAAGTTCTTGGTAAATTTTCAGAATATGCAGACTTTGAAGCAAAACAACTGGCTTTGAGAAAAACTGGTGTTGACGCTGCTAGTACAGAACAAACCAAATTAAAAGAAGGTGTTGATAAAGATATCAATAATCAAGTGGCCATGCGTCAGGCACAAACAGCAACTACCCTGGCCATGGACCAGCTTGTGCAAAAAGGTGTAGGACCTGTGACTGCAGGAATGATGGAGTTGGCTGTTGGTATTGAAAAAGTAATCACAGGAATTCCTGGCTTAGATAAAAAAACATCAGTCAGCAACCCTGGGGAAGGAAGAGGAAAAAATGCACCTGCCACAGCCGGTTACGGAACCAATACTAAACCAGAAGATTTTGTAAATTTTGTTAACGAAACTGCTGCCAAAGGATTCGGAGCCATCAAAGGCGCTGCAAAACCCAGAGAAGTAACTACTAGAACGCAAGCTAATCAAGTGTTATCTGGTAATTCTGCAAGACTTGCTGATACTACTCGTACACCAGTTGGTGATACCAGTGGTGTACGAGCCAATAACATATTACAACAAGCCGACCGAGCAGCCGGCTCAAATTCCAATCCTGGATCAACCACTGGTACAGGCACTGGATCTACTTCTGCAGCAAATCCAGATTTGAGTCGTGACATGATGTCGATGGTTGCCAATATCGGAATGCAAACATCCAGTACACAAGAACTGGTAGAGCTCATGCGTACCAGCATTGGAATACAAGCTAAGATACTGCAACAGTCTAGAAATTAACAATAAATAACTCACTATGGCAGAACCAAACAAAGGCACCGGGTGGAAAAAATATTTCAAAGTCGCAGATTTATCTGGACAGATGAGCCCAATTGCGGGCGGCAGAGATCAAGGATTACCCGGATATCCTAAAAATGACGGACGTCGTGGCAATCAAGCAGATACTGATTTTAGTTTTAGAAACTATGCTAGTCGATTACCAGAAGTTTATTCAGGACATCCTAACCGTATTGAACGTTACAATCAATATGAAAACATGGACGCTGATTCAGAAGTCAATGCATGTTTAGACATTATTTCAGAATTCTCTACTCAGCTGAACGAGCAAAACGACACGCCTTTTGATATAACATACAATGAAGATCCTACAGATCATGAAATTGAAATCATCCGCAAACAGATGCAGCAATGGGTCAAGCTAAACAAGCTGGATCAACGCATATTCAAGCTGTTCCGCAACACAATCAAATACGGTGATCAAGTGTTTGTTCGTGACCCAGAAACATTTGAAATGTACTGGGTGGACATGAGCAAAGTGGTGCGTGTGATTGTGAATGAAAACGAAGGCAAGCGCCCAGAACAATATATCATCCGTGATATTAACCCTAACTTTCAGAACTTGACTGTGGCAGCTAAAACCACAACTGACTTCATGGTCAATCCAAGTTCAGGTGGCGCCGGAGGCATTGGCGGCAGTATGCAAGGTGGCGGTTACACTGCTCCTAGCTCGGCCATGAGCGGCACCAGCAGATTTAATCGTGCTGTGAATGAAACTTGTATTGATGCTAAACATGTGGTCCATCTGAGCCTGAACGAAGGCCTAGATACATTCTGGCCATTTGGCAAAAGTATTTTAGAAAATATTTTCAAAGTATTCAAACAAAAAGAACTGCTAGAAGACGCCATGTTGATCTATCGTGTGCAACGTGCGCCTGAGCGTCGTGTGTTCAAGATTGACGTAGGTAACATGCCTAGCCACATGGCCATGGCGTTTGTAGAACGTGTAAAGAATGAAATGCATCAACGTCGTATTCCCACATATGGCGGTGGCGGGCAAAACATCATGGACAGCAGCTACAATCCACTTAGTATCAACGAAGATTTCTTCTTTCCAGTGGGTGTAGATGGTCGTGGTAGCTCAGTAGATGTATTACCAGGTGGACAAAATCTTGGTGAAATTGACGATTTAAAGTATTTTAACAACAAAATGGCCCGTGGTCTACGTGTACCTTCAAGCTATTTGCCCACGGCACCAGACGATTCAGATCGTACCATGCAAGATGGTAAAGTAGGTACAGCACTAATTCAAGAGTATAGATTCAATCAATATTGCGAACGACTGCAAGCATTGATCATGCAAAAGCTAGACGACGAGTTTAAAATGTTTTTGCGTTGGAGAGGATTCAATATTGATGCTGGACTTTTCCAAATCAAGTTTAATCCACCTCAAAACTTTGCAAGTTATCGTCAAGCTGAACTAGATACTTCACGTATCACAGCGTTTACTAGCTTAGAAGCATTGCCTTACATGAGCAAGAGATTTTTGTTAGAGCGTTTCTTGGGATTAACAGAAGACGAAATCCAGCAAAATTCCAAACTCTGGAAAGAAGAACGTTCAAAGCCTGAACTAGAAACGTCACAAGGTCAAGATCTACGCTCAGTGGGTATTACTCCTGCTGGTTTAGAAAGCGATGTATCAATGGGTCAAGAGATGGCAAATATCACACCAGCAGGTCAAGAAGGTGCTCCTGGTGCAGCACCAGGTGGTACAATTGGAAATACTCCAGCAGCTCAGCCTCCAGGGGCAGGTGCACCAATTCCGGGTGCTGCATAAATATATCATGATCCTCAACGAGCTTTACGAACGTAGTCCCAGCGCATATCAAGATGTAGCAGCTGATAACACTCAGCCTCACCTTGGACAATTGCGCAAGACCAAGCTCACACTCATGCAATTGAATAAATTGCGAAGAATGAATGATACCAGAACTTTTGAGTATAATGAAAAGCTAAAAGACATTAGAACTCAATATGCACCGCCAGCAGCTCCAGCAGCGTAATATTTTTGTCTTAATTGACAAAAAATCAGTCATAACTGGCATATTTTTCTCTTAAATTGTAAATATAGATATACATTTTGCCGGGTGGCAAAATTAACGAATATCTATAGGAGCCAGTTAAATGAGTAAAAATCAGTTTGAAAAGTTGATTGAATATGTGATCAACGATGAAGATGCAAAAGCCAAAGAACTTTTTCATCAAATTGTAGTCGCCAAGAGTCGTCAGATCTATGAAAACATCATGCAGGATGAAGAATTAGAAGAAGACAATGCCATGGGTGAAGAGCCTGACGAAGTTGACATGGGCATGAGCGAAGGTGACGAATTGGGTGGAAGTCAAAGCGGCGACATGATTGACGATGTAGAGACTGAAGAGTCTGGCATGATGGAGGCCGACGACGATGTAGAGTTTGATGATGAAGCAGAAGACGACGGTGAAGACTTGACTCGCGACATGGAAGACGAGCACGACATGGGCGACGACGAAGCTGCTACAAAAAGCGATGTAATGGATCTAGCTGACAAGTTAGACGACCTCATGGCTGAATTTGAGCAAATGATGGACGGCGGCAATGACATGGGCGATGACGATATGGACGGCGGCATGGGCGATGACATGGACGACATTGAAATTGATGCTGACGAATTTGAAACCGAAGGCATGATGGAAAATGTTGATCTCAAAGCTGCTCCAAAACCAGTGACTTCTGAGCCAGCAGGCACTAACACCAAGTCTACAACTGCATTTAACAGCGGAGCAACCGGTATGGCATCACATCCTGTGCGAGCAGGTAAAAACGAAGGTGGTCACCACGACACTGCTGCTTACAAGAACACTACTAAAGATCTAATTGGCAAAGTTGGTAACTCACCTGCACAAGCCAAACAAGATTTGAAGCCTGCAACCAAGCCACACTTGGGTCAAGCTGCTGGTGTGAACACACGCACACCATTTCCACATGGCAAGTAATCTGCAATGAAATACTTACAGGAACATCTAAACTTCAACCAAGCCAAGATTCGCGTGTTGGTTGAAGATGGTCCTGACGGCGCAGGAAAAACATTGTATATGGAAGGTATATGTATTGAAGGCGGAGTAAAGAATGCCAACGAACGTGTATATCCTGTAAATGAAATTGGCAAAGCTGTTCACAGTATTAATGAACAACTGCGCGAAGGTTATTCAGTGCTGGGTGAAGTAGATCACCCTGAAGATTTAAAAATCAACCTAGACAGAGTCAGTCACTGCATTGAAAAAATGTGGATGGATGGCCCTGCTGGTTACGGTAAATTAAAAATATTACCTACACCAATGGGACAACTGGTCAAGACCATGTTGGATTCAGGTGTAAAACTCGGAGTTTCGAGCCGTGGTTCCGGTAACGTGAACGAAGGCAACGGACATGTCAGTGACTTTGAAATAGTCACTGTAGATATTGTTGCTCAGCCCAGTGCCCCGCATGCATATCCTCGTGCAATTTATGAAGGACTTCGTAATATGAAGTACGGTCATAAAGTGTTAGAGATTGCCAAGGACGCAGGACAGAACAGCAAGGTACAGAGATACTTGCGTGAGGAAGTAAAACGCCTTATTCAAGATCTCAAAATTAAGGAGTAAAGCATGCTAGATGCAATCAAACCATTGCTAGATAGCGGCCTGATCAATGAAGACGTCAGTCGAGAACTCAACGAAGCTTGGGAATCTAAACTAACAGAAGCACGTGAACAGGTTAGAGTAGAACTACGTGAAGAGTTTGCTCAACGCTACGAGCACGATAAGACAGTGATGGTTGAAGCCTTAGACAAGATGATGACAGAAGGTCTCACTGGTGAACTTGTTGAGTTTGCCCAAGAGAAAGCTGCCCTGCGTGAAGATCGCGTGAAGTTTCAAACCAAGATGAAAGAAAGTGCTGTGAAATTTAACAATTTCATGGTAACAAAATTATCTGAAGAAATCAGCGAACTTCGCCGGGACCGCAAGCAGCACAATGAAGGACTAGAAAAACTAGAACACTTCATGGTGCATGCATTGGCTCGCGAGATCCAAGAATTTGCCCAAGACAAACGTGATGTAGTGGAAACTAAAGTACGTTTGGTGCGTGAAGCACGTGGCAAGTTGGAAAATCTCAAAGCACGTTTTGTAAAAGAAAGTGCTGAAAAAATGAGCCGAGCTGTTAGCCATCACTTGAAGGCTGAACTTAGTCAGTTACATGAAGACATCCAAACTGCTCGCGAGAACAGCTTTGGTCGTCGTATCTTTGAAGCGTATGCTGCGGAATTTGGTGCAACTCATCTCAATGAGAAAGCCGAAGTTCGCAAGTTGCAAAACATCATTGCCAACAGAGAACATCAACTGTCCGAGGCCATTAAACTCAGCCACAAGGCGAAAGTCTTGGTTGAGTCCAAGGAACGTGAAATACGTGTGATCCGTGAATCCAATGTGCGTCAAAACACATTAGACGATCTGCTGTCTCCTCTTAACGAAGAGAAGCGTGAAGTCATGCGTAATTTACTCGAAAGCGTTCAGACACCTCGTCTGAAAAATGCTTTTGAAAAGTATCTACCAGCAGTATTAGCTGAAGGCAAGTCTGTGAAAGCCCGCCAGGTGATTTCAGAACATGTGTCAGAAGTAACTGGTAATAAAACTGCTCCACGTCACGATGAAGATAATGCTGACAACAGCAATGTTATCGAGATCAAGCGTCTGGCAGGGCTTTAATTTAAAGGAGACTTAAATGTCACAACAACTATTAGAAGGCCGCTGGGATGAAACCAAAGAAGCCCTTCTTGAAGGCCTAAAAGGCAACAAGCGTACCAGCATGAACGTGATCCTGGAGAACACACGCAAGTATTTGAAAGAAAATGCAAGCAGTGGTTCTACTGGTTCTGGCAACATTGCCACACTTAACCGTGTGATTCTGCCAGTTATCCGTCGTGTTATGCCAACCGTTATTGCTAACGAGTTGGTTGGCGTTCAGCCAATGACCGGTCCTGTTGGCCAGATCCACACCCTGCGTGTGCGTTATGCTAACACAATGAACGACACCAGCACTGCTCAAACCAGTACTGCTGCCGGCCAGGAAGCATTGAGCCCATTCTTGATCGCTCAAGCATATTCTTCAGCATCTAGCGTCACAGCTGGTGTTGTTGATCCAACACAAACTATCTACAGTGGCGCTAACACATCAGTGCTTGAAGGTTCCGGCGGTCGTCAGATCTCTGTGCAAATCTTGAAGCAAGCTGTTGAAGCTAAAACTCGTAAGTTGCAAGCTCGTTGGACATTTGAAGCTGCTCAAGACGCTCAAGCAATGCATGGTATCGACGTAGAAGCCGAAATCATGGCTGCTTTGGCACAAGAGATCACAGCTGAGATTGACCAAGAGATCCTGTTGAGCCTGCGCTCATTGGCCACAACTGAGTACACATACAACCAAGCTACTGTATCTGGTACAGCTACATTTGTTGGTGACGAACACGCCGCTTTGGCAGTTCTGATCAACCGTGTTGCTAACTTGATCGCCCAACGTACACGTCGTGGCGCTGGTAACTATGCTGTGGTTAGCTCTGCTGCTCTTACAGTTCTGCAAAGTGCTACAACCAGCGCATTTGCACGTACTACAGAAGGCACTTTTGAAGCACCTACAAACACCAAGTTTGTTGGTACTCTGAACGGCGCAATGCGTGTGTTTGTTGATAGCTATGCTAGCGATACTACACCTGTATTGGTTGGCTACAAAGGTAGTTCAGAAGCTGATGCTCCTGCATTCTACTGCCCTTACATCCCCTTGATGAGCTCAGGCGTTGTATTGGATCCAACTACATTTGAACCAGTGGTCAGCTTTATGAC